TTAGGGGGCTCTGCCCGTCTTACAATACTCGAAGAACGTGTTCTCGGTCACACCATGAGATCTACCAGGAACGAACACTTGAGCCGTAGGTTCCGGCGCTTCTTTAAGTGGCCAATGCAACTCGGCGTGTTCCTTTGCTTTGTCATAATCACCCACAAACTGCCTGAACTCTTCAGTTTGGTCGATGAAATATGGGGGGTTATTTTCATCGGGTTGATTAAGGCTTCCATCAGCCCTATGCGACGGATAGAATCGAACTTGTGTGATCCTGCGTTCAAAAGGCATCCACTGCTTTGGGTCTGATTCCCATAGCTTGTGAAACCACCCCGCCGGATGAATGTTACTTGTAAAAATCACAGTATCGTGATTCAAGAGTGCACCGCCATTCTTGACATTAACCGCCGGGCCGTGTTTGCCGATGTCGCAGACTTCTTTGAGCCTGCCAAAGGCTTCCTGTCCTGCGAATTCTTCGTAGTGAACAATCCTTTGTCCTTTGTAGCAGGTACGACCACCACCCCAGAATGCTCCGTCATCAGGGTTCCTCCTGTAATAGCGACATTCCTGGACAGGTTCATCTTCTGAACCCCAAGCCTGTGCCTCGGTTGTTTTACCGGTGCCCCCCGCACCGTAGAAGATGATAACGTCGTTGATGGTCCTTCTTGCGTCCTCAGCGTGTCTACCTTTGTGGTATTTCTCGCCAGCTGTACACCCGAAAAGGAGTTTCTTGCTTTCTTCGTTTTCGTGTACAATCTGGTCCCACGTCCAATGACGTGGTTTACTTTCAATCCACAAACGTTGAGTTTCATGCTGCTCGTCCTTTGAAACCTTATCGGACTTAGATTTCTTATTCACACACTTGGGATCGAAATCCGAAGGGAATTTGTTGTGTTCCCATCTAAACACCAAACTTCCTGGAGCTCGCTTAAAGTCAGCCGTGACGTAGTTAATCGCGGATTGACGTTGTTTCTTTGATGCTCTTTTAGCGAGTTGCAATTGAACGCTCTGGTGGTACTTGCGGATTTCACGATGGAACACATTGAATCTAATTCTATGTTTGTGATTACACTCGATGTAAATATGCGCATGTAATTTACCAGTGTCTGGGCAGTACTCGTATTGTCCTGTCCAGCAGTCGAATTTATTCGGCGAGTTTTCGAAATAGGTTTCAGGTTCCAGCCATTTGGTATCCATATCGGATGGAAAGAAGGTAAGGATGAATCTGTTTAATTTGTTGTTTCCGTTCTTCTGTACTGTCGCCCATGTATCATCGAGATTGACATCCGCTTCTTCTGGTGGTGACGTTTCGATGTCAATGGGTGGTGACGACATTTCAATGTCGGATGGTTCCATCTCAATAGCCTCTTCGTTGTCATTCGAGAAATCGATGTCACTAAGCCAGCTCTTGAGATCGTCGGTTAGAAGATCGTCTTGTTCGATAGATAGTGGTGCGCTCATGGTCGGTGTATTTTTGAGTCTAATTAAAAATTATGAGCATGAGACCTTACCGAGATTATTTGGAACGAATCATCGTATGTAGAGAAACGAGAAGCCCTCTTCTCAAAAGCGGCGCGGTCCAAATAGGGGAGGTCTAGAAACACAAATTAAACTGAAATACGTAGGGTGCTTGGCTAAGAATTGAACCCGACAAGTGGCCCGAACTCACCCGACAAGTGGCCCACATGATTATAGAAACGAATATGTTTATAATTAGGTGGCCTCTTGGCATTCGGCCTCTTGGCATGGGTCCCCGTTCCCGTCCCCGTCCTCTCTTGGTCGGGTTCGGGTTCGGGGTTCTTAGGCATGTCACACCAAAAAGGGCGTCCACTACGAATTATAAGATTGTTCGTAGTGGACCCCGTTCTACGTATTTCAGTACCAGCGCTACGGGGTCAGAAATTATGGCGCGCATGTTTCTGACCCGAAATAAAAATTTCTGACCCCAGATATTTTCATTATTCAAAAATAATGGCGCTTACTGATTCATAAATTTACGAAAGTGAACGAAGTGAACGCAGTAAATTGTACGCAAGAAGAGTATATTGTAAGTAAATATGGCAAGAACTAAATCGAAACCAAGGAAGAGGACTACAGTCCGTAAAGCTCGTAGGTCCGTTAAAAGAAGGACCACGACCAAAGGGACCAAACGCAAGACCGCTGGAGACCCTGTCACCAAGGCGAAGCGTGGGGTAGCTACTTCCTCGCCTTTTGCAGCCCACCACGCGGTACGAATGAACCCATTCAGTGGCGCTACCACCCAGCCTAAGATTCCAGATGGGGGTTTTACTAGCTCCCTCTCTAGACGTTTGCAAAACGTTGTGGAGGTGACTAACGCCTCAAATGAGGGGATTATGCATCTAGTCATGGCCCCGACTATGGGTGTCCCCATTTGTGTAACTCACACTACAGAGGGTGCTTCCACCCGTAGTGGTGCTACGCTTAAGCCAAGTTACCTTGGTTTCCTGGGTCAGGGTGTTGGTCTAGAGACCAAAGTCGGTGGTGTCATAAAATGGCCTATCGCAAACACTGACACGGGTGACGTTATCAACGCGGCTGACTTTGCTAAGTGGCGAGTCGTATCACAAGGTTTACAGATTACATTGAACAATGTGGACGACGAGAATGATGGGTGGTTTGAGGCTGTGAGATTTAATTGGCGTAACGACAACGAGGACATCTGTCTTACGTCTTTAGACGGGACTGATACTGGAAACGTTATCGGTGCTGCGCCTAATTTGAACGGTTTACCGCTTTTAACCGCTAACATCGTTGAGATGCCAGGTTACAAGTCCGGGTTGTTGAAGGATATCAAGGATTATCAATTCATGTTACATCCTCAACAAACTCGTCATGACCCTGTAGAGATAACAAAATCTATAGATTTTGTGGGTGGCACTGACTTGAATTACGATACCCAGTCTAAGAAAGCCAACTTGGGAGATAGCGCAGCTGGAACCCTATTGAAACAGGGTCTTGTCGATCAGAATATGGACTGGATGTACATCCGTATCCATCCACGTTCCAATACCGGTGCCGCTGGTCAAACCGGTTCTAAGTTGATATGTAATTACATCCAAAACTTAGAATTCGCTTTTAGCCCGGATTCAGATCTTGCGACATATATGACAACGAATAGAATGGATCCTAAGTCGGCCAAAATTAACGACCAGCTTAATAATAATCAGGATGCTGCAAACAAGAAACGTGAGTTTAATTAACTGTCCATTGTATGACGTTGTCAAATTTTCTAACATTATTAATTTTTAGCGCGTGGAAATACTAGGTGAAAATGAAAAATCGTTTGAAAATCTCGAAGAGCCCCCTCAGTTGCTTGAAGAGTCTATTTCGGATCTCCATCCGGAATACCTCGACAAGCAATACGAATTCTCCAATAATCTTAGTCTTGGACCAAGATCATCTCCCTACTATTGGTCGAAGTATCTCAGGGAGGCCAAGGTCGGTCAGTTTCAGGCTCAAGCGTATGCCAACCCTGACGGGATCGCCATCAGGGTCAACCCGCTCAATGGTAACAAGGAGCTGTTCATCGCCGGAAGCAGAAACATCCGAGACCACTTCCAAAACATCACAGAGCTCACAGAGCGAGGGTTCGAGAAGGCCAGGCCTTTGATGAACGTTAAAGGAGCGAGTGATAAGGCCCAATTGGCTATGCAAGCCGAATGGGAAGAAGTATTAGCGCCCGAGGGTGCTCTAGCAGTCGAAGAAGCAAGCTCGGTTTTGAAGATATCGGACGACGAAAGGCGTTCCTACGCTGCTTATATTGATAATATAATCCAGGAAAACGAAATAGACGTAGTCTATGGCCATAGCCGCGGAGCGGCTATTGCGTCTGAACTGGAAAGCGACGTACAGATTATTGGATTGGACGGAGCTATGGTGATCGCGAACGACCAAGCTAACTTTCTCAATATCCGCCAGGATGATTCAGAAGGTTACGGGTTTGACCGGACCATTGCCGGACCTTACGAAAACACTGTTATCGTCAAGGGAGGCGCCTTTCATAAAGTAGCGGTACCCGAAGGGTACCATACGAAGAAGCCGAAGGCTTCTCAGGAAGCTTTGGAACGTGCTAAAGCACGCAAGCACAACAGAGCAAGACATATTGCACGAGCTATCGACAGATTGACGGCAAGAAAGACTGATAAGGAATTGGAGGAGATATACTGGAGAGAGCGAAGAAAGAAGAACAAGAACGAATTTTCCAAAGCCCTTATCGAATTTATAGAAGAACAACTACTTTGACTCTTAGGATGGATTGCGCAGCTAGCACATCCGGGGTTCCTACATAGGGATAGGCCTTTGTAGGATAGATGTCTTTTATAGATTTCCGGGAAACCCTTACAGTGGGTTATAAAAAGGGAGAGTTTTTTACCCAATGTTATTTTATTGGGGAAAGGGGTAGAATAAAATAGAAAAACAAATCAATCCTAAAGTATTGCTTAATTTATGCTTAATCATCGATAAAAGTTAAATCAATTGGTGCATCGTAAGTATGCCCTCCGAAATCGTGTACATCGACAGTGGACAAAGAGTTCAAATCCGAAGATGTGACACTAAAAGTGTCAATACTATTGCCAGACCTCATGTTAATCCCCTCCCACGTGCTATGGAAGGCCTTATTCCAGTCAGCTTCACAGACATCAGCGTCCAATTCATACCCTGCTACAATCATCATGACCAAATCCTTACACGTTTTAGTTGCACGCACACCATGTGGATCGTAAGTTAACACAAAGCTAAAGGATGGGTGGTACTTCCACCCCTCTGCGAGAGACAATAAGATACGTTCCATCTGACGAAACATCTCCTCATCCGCGGTACCATCGTAAAAGTCGCGCCACGCCTCCTCGAAGTTGTACCACACACCACCAAATTCATAGATACGGTAACCAGTATCGGGACAAAAGTAGTGACGGTCTAACCCAAACCAAGTGGAACGCTCTGGTGCAGCGGTACGGCTCACCATGGTCATGCCATTGAGCAAGTCGCAGACATCTCCGTCGTCGTTTTTGTAGTATTCTTGTGTGTTGATAAACATGATGGTGCGATTCGTCTGAGTTTTCGATTTATGAGCTCAACAAAACCAAAAAAATAAAAAAATGAATTTGAAACGATTGAAAAAGGGAGAATGAGAAGGGTGGGGCCAGATTCCGCACCCCAAATGACCCGTAAAATCGAGAAGGGTTCTCGAATGACTGAATCTTTTGAATCTTCAAAGAGAATACTCCGATGTTCAACTTCAACTTCAACTTCAACTTCAACTTCAACCGCGCGCTTCGCGCCATTAACAGCTAGTATCGACGACAGAGGCCGGTAGGCCGGCGGAGGAAGGAATACCCTTTGAAGGGGGGCGTAGCCCCGGTAGAGTTCCCTCGAGGGAATCGACCGAAGGGAGTTTGGGTGATAACTTCGTGAGTGTGAGTGACGTGCCTTTAGGTCGAAAACGGTAAACGAGAGTGTGAGTGACGTGCCTTTAGGTCGAAAACGGTAAACGGTAAAAGAAAAAAAGAAAAATCAAAAAACAAACTAATCCTAAT